AGTACGCCGTGCCGAAGTCGCACAACAATCTGCGTGCGTTCAAGGATGCCGAGACGGCGTACCGTGCTGGAATGCACATCAAGGGCCATGTGTTCGGCGATGCCGAAGCCCGGCGGTGGTGCAAGGACCACGGCGTCGAGAGCCGCGTCCAGGCCGGCGGTGTCAACTCGCTCGGCGGCGTGCTCGTCTCCCCCGAGATGAGCAACGAGATCATCCGCCTGGTCGAGGAGTACGGCGCGTTCCCGCAGTACGCCCGCCGGGTGAACATGAACAGCGACACGCTCGTGATCGCTCGTCGGACGGGTGGCCTTGCCGCTCGCCCGGTTGGCGAGAACGTCGAGGTGACGGCCAGCGACGTGACGTTCGACAACATCGAACTGAGCGCAAAAATTTGGGGTGTCGCAAACAGGGTACCTAACAGCCTGCTCGAAGACTCGATTATCGACCTCGCCGACGCAATGGCGGTCGAGGTGGCCCAGGCTTACGCCGAAGCCTTCGACAACGCGGGCTTCATCGGCGACGGCACCTCGGCCTACCACGGTGTCGAGGGCATCGCGACGAAGATCGTGAAGCCGGCCTTCTCCGCGTCGGTCGTGACGGCGACGAACAACCAGACCTTCGGTGCCCTGACCATGGGGAACTTCACCGACATGGTCGCTCGGCTGCCGCTCTACGCCCGCCGGAACGCTGCGTTTATGATCAGCCCGGCCGGCTGGGGCTCGGCGATGCTGCGGCTAGCGATGCTGCCCGGCGGGTCGAGCGGCCCTGGCGGGAACAGCACGAGCGACGTGGCGACCGGGTTCGGCGAGCGGTTCCTCGGCTACCCGGTGCGGCTGGTTCACTCGATGGAGTCCCGCTTGACGGGCACCACCGCCGGCGTGGCCTGCCTCTTCGGCGACCTGTCGCAGGCGGCCACGTTCGGCGAGCGTCGGGCCATCTCGATCAAGACCGCCAGCGAGCGGTACATCGAGCTCGACCAGACGCTCACCTTCGCGACGACCCGCAACGCGATGGTCGTGCATGACCTCGGCTCGACCACCAAGTCCGGCCCGGTCGTGGCCCTCAAGTTCGGCTGATACCTGACACCTTCCTAGGAGTTTCTTGATCCATGAACCACGTCGCTGCTAGCAAGTCCGTCAGCAAGGCCGAAACCTCGGTGGCCCTGACCGCGACCCATTCGGTCGAGATCGACACGCTGAACTTCAACCACGCGTCGATCGACGTTCTGTTCAGCCCGTTTACCTCGGCGACCGGTCCCACGACCGCCGCCACGGTGCTCCGGGTTGCTCAGAGCGACGTTGCTGGCTCGGGCCAGACCAACATCAGCGGCTTCGTCGCCGGCACCGACTTCACGGTCGCTGCCGGTGTGACGGCTACCGCTGGTGTCGGCTACGCCCATCGGTTCGACATCGACCTCAAGGGCAAGAAGCGGTATCTCACCGTCTACGCCACCCCGGCTTCGACGTGCGGCGTCGTCACGACCTGCCGTCTGAGCAAGGGCGAGGCTGGCCCGGTGTCAGCGTCCGACAAGGGCGTGAGCTCCCAGGCGGTCGGCTGATCCGCTTGACACGACGAGCACAGTAGACGGCGGGGAAGGCGTGAGCCTCCCCGCCGTTTCTGTTTTCCCACAGGTGCAAATCCATGCTCGTGCAAGTCGGCGGATCTTCGGTCGAGGTGCGGTGCGAGGCGATCCTGAGCGGGCCACGCTTCGGGCCGCTCATCAACGTGTTCGGCTTCATCGAAGCGATGATGCCGCTGCACATTCGCCCGACGCTCGGCCAGGGTGCGTTCTGGAGCCAGGTGCTGACCCGGATGCTGGAGAAGTTCGAGCCGACCACGGAATACATCATCACGCTCGACATGGACAGCTTCGTGTCGAAGGAGAACATCGAACATCTGTTCGCCTTGGCGATGACGTTTCAATGTGACGCCCTGGCCCCGATCCAGACGAAGCGAGAGGACGGGCGTCCGATGCTGACGCTCCTGGACACGCTGGACAATCCGCCCGAGGGCGGCGTGACTCAGGTGCCGCGCGAGTGGTTCGGGCATCCCGTTCAACAGGTGGACACCGCCCACTTCGGCTGCACGATCATCTCGACCGCTGCCCTGCGGCGGATGGCAAAGCCGTGGTTCTGCGAGAAGCCCGACCCGCAAGGCGGCTGGGGCGAGGGGCGGGTCGACTCCGACATCTCGTTCTGGAAGCAATTCAAGGCGTGCGGCAATCGGCTCTACATCACGCCCCGCGTCTGTATCGGGCACGGCGAGTACGTCATCACCTGGCCCAGCCAGGAGCTTGGTCAGCCGGTTTTCCAATACTGCAACGAGTGGCAGGAGACGCGGAAGCCGCCGAAGGCTGCATGGAGCGTGGGGGAAGAATGAAAATACGAATGGCGAGGCCGCACGGAGCCTACCGGCCCGGCGAGGTCATCGAGGTAGACGCCATCTTGGCGCAGAGTCTGATCGCGTGGGAATACGCCACCGAGGTTCGTGACGACCAGAAGTCTCTGATCGAGACGGCGAGCGTGGAGCCGGTGGCCGAGTCGGCCGACGTGACACCGAGAAAGCGACGCAGGCAATGAGACGCTACCGTAGCCTCAAGCGAACGACCGGCCCGGTCGTGGAGCCCGTGTCGCTCGCGGACGCCAAGGCCCACTGCCGCGTCGATGCGTCCGCTGACGACGCTCTGATCCAGGGCTACATCACGACGGCGAGAGAGTGGGTCGAGGACTACATCGACCGGGCTCTCGTGACGCAGCAACTCGTGATGAAGCTCGACGCCTTCCCGGCCGAGATCGAACTGCCACGCCCGCCGATGATCGCCTCGGGCACGGCGACGGCCGTGACGATCACCTACGTCACGGGCGAGGCTGGCGGCACGGCGACGCTCGCCACTTCGGAGTACCGCATCGACCGCGACTCGACGCCGGGGGCGATCCGCACGCTCTACGCTGGCTCGTGGCCGAGCCACTTGATCGACCAGAACGCCGTCACGGTGACGTGGTGGGCCGGCTACGGCGATCCGACGACCGTGCCGCAGCGGGTGAAGTCGGCGATCCTCATGTGCGTTCACGAACTCTACGAGAAGCGTGGCGACGGTGCGATGCCCTTAGCGGCGATGCGGCTGCTCGATACTGTCTCGTGGGGGTCATACACATGAGCCTCTCGGCCGAGATCCTCTGCCGCATCGTCGGCATCGAAACCGACACCGCCGACATCGCCCGCAACACCCGCGTGACGAAGGCCGAGCATTTCCTGGCCTTGGGCGACGGCACCGGGGCAAACCAGGCCCAGATCATCTACAGCGACTCGCGCACGTCTGGCGGAACTGACACGCTGCAGCTGTCGTCGCTGCCCGACACCCGCGACGGCGCGAGCGTGACGATTTCGTTCACGGCCGCGAAGGTGCTCTATATCGAGAACACCGGCGCGACGCACACACTGACTGTGACGGGAGCGTATTCGGGCAGCGTCCCTCCGGGCGGCATCCTGCTCGCCACGGACCCGACCGCGGCGGGAACGACGGCTTCTAGTCTGTTCATCGCCTCGACCGCTGGGGCTCCCTACAAAATCGTCATCGTCGGCGAGGGGAGCATCACTTGATGAAGGCCGGCGACCTCCGCGAGCGGATCACCGTGCTGGACTACCGCGAAACGAAAAACGCGATGGGCGAGATGGTGCCTGTCTACGACACGACGTTCGCGGAAGTGTGGGCCAGCGTGCAGGGCGTGACGGCCCGCGAGTTCCTGCTGGCCGGGCAGCAACAGACCGAGATCTCGCACCGCGTGCGGATGCGATTCTTGACCGGCCTGACGCAGCGGATGCGGATCGTGTGGCGTGGCCGCACGCTGGAGATCGTGTCGCTCCTCGAGCACGCCAACCGCAGCGAACACGAGCTGCTCTGCCAGGAGACGATCTAGCCATGGCTGTCGCCGGCATCCAGTTGAGCATCAACACCGACGAGTTGCGGTCGCTCCGCGACAACATCAAGGCATTTTTTCCGAAGGCCGACGCCGCCGACGTGCTGGGCGACGCCATCGAGAAGGCGATCTACCCGATGTACCAGCGGCTCCGCGAAGTGACGCCGGTCGGCCCGACTGGCAACCTCAAGCGGGCTGTGGCGCAGAAGGTGGTGAAGTACCGCAACACAGGCGTGGCGGTCGGGATCGTCGGCTACCAGCGAGCCGGGGCGGCGGCCAGCGCGAGCGCGGCGGGCGGCTCTGTGCGGGCGGGGCCGGATCGAGGCTTTCATCAGTGGTGGCTGGAGTTCGGCACCCAGGTGCGGCGGGTCGGCAAGTTCTCGAACACGCCGTACCAGCGAACGTCGCCAACGAAGCCGTTCACTCGCGTGCGAAACGGCCGGCAGGAGACCGTTCGCGGCAAAGGCGTCGTGCATTGGGTGAGCGGACAGAACGCTTACATCGCGTCGAGCTTCAACCGGCTGGGCGACTTCGACATGGTGCCGACTCCGAGGCCGCCGCGCGGTGGGCCTGGGCATCGCGTCCAGACTGAGCCAGCGTATCCGCGAGCGTTTTTCAAGAAATCGAAAACGCCCATCGTCATCCCGGCCATGCCGGTCGGCGGTTCAGCCGGTCGCCCGCCCGTCCTGACCGCGTTCAACGACACCCAGTCGAGAGTAGCCGAGTACCTCCAGCGTGAACTCTCCCTGTCGCTGGGCGAGGCGTGGGCTGCTCTGCGGGTCCGCGACTCGGGCTCGATCACCGGCACCGACACCCTCGGCCCTGGCTAGCCTGCAAGCCACCCCGCCGGGCGTGGCATAGTGCCGTATGCCGCTCAAGAGCCCCGAACAGGTCTGCCGGTCTGCCCTGGTCGCAGACGCCGCCGTGGCGGCCCTGGTGGGCACCAGGGTGTATCCGGTCATCGCCCCGGCTACGGCCGATCTGCCGTTCATTACCTGGAGGAGAAGCGGCGTCCAGCGGGAACACACCCTCGCCGGGCCGATGGGCACGCCGACGGTGCTGCTCACGGTGGACTGCTACGCGACGACCTACGAGGCAGTAAGGGACCTGGCCGACAAGTGCCGCCGGGTGCTGGATGGCTTCGGCACCGGCGAGGCAGAATCGACCGTAGTGAAGAACGTCAGCCTCGAAAACGAGGCCGACGGGTTCGTGCAGTTGGCGGGCGGCGAGATGCCGCCGGTCTACAGCGTGACGCAAACGTATTCCGTGATGTGGGTCGAGAACTAGGAGAGACTTAGAAATGTCAGCCACTCCCCATGATGGTGCCGGAACGACGCTTCGCCTCGGCGCGACGTTCTACACGGTGTCGAACATCGTCGTCACGTTCACCGACCCCACGGCTGACGAAGAGAAGATTGACGTTTCGCACCTGGGCCTGACCACGGGTGCGCAGCTGGCAACCGTTGACCGCCCGCTCAAGGGCAGCACGACCGACACGGGCCGGTCGGTGCAGTTTAACTACCTCGGCAAAGACATCATCGCCGACGCTTCGACCGGCACCTGCACCATCGTCACGGGTGGCAGCACGCTGCTCTCCGGCGTGGCCTACACCGTGAACTCCAGTACGTTGACGCTGGCGACCAACGACGCCATCCGGGGGCAGGCGACGATCCGCATCGCCCGCGTGTAGTCGCCTTGACGGAGGCCCGTCATGGCTGGCTACTGCACCGGGGTCACTGTTAGCTGGCGCGGCATCGCCATCGGCGAGGTGACGGAGTATCGCGTCAACGCTGGCGGCTCGCTGCCGCTGGCCCGGCAGGGCGTCTTCGCCATCGACGCCGGCACCGTCGAGGTGTCGAGCCTTTCTACCGCCGCCATGAAGCTGAGCGAGTACGGACTCAAGGGTGTGCTCTCGTTCTCCGGTGGCGGCCTGGCCGTCTCCACGAAGGCTGTCTGCCAGACGCTTGACATCAGTGCGAAGGTGAACGACGTGTATCGCCTCAAAAGCGTATTTCGCATCGTCCAGGAGTAACACGCATGGCGCTGACAGTCGAAGAACTCGCGGCACAGATTCTCGCGTCCGAAGACCTCGGCATCTTGAAGGTCACGGTCAAGGAGTGGGGCGGCATGACGCTCGGCATCCGCGTAATGACCGTGGGCGAGCGTGATGCCTACGAGCGGGAGTGGATCGGCAAACGCGAGACGGGCATCGATAATTTCCGCACGAAGTTCCTCGCCCGCTGCCTCTGCCATCCCGAGACCGGCGAGCGTCTGTTCAGCGACGAGAAGGTCGAGGAACTGGCGGGCAAGTCGGCGAAGGTCGTGTCGAAGCTCTTCGACAAGGCGATGAAGCACAACGCTATGAGCGAAAGCGACGTGGAGGAACTGGCAAAAAACTGAACATCCGCCCGACGAGACGCTTCCTGTTTCGTTTGGCGGGGCACTTGAAAATGACGGTCGGCGAGATCGAGCGGCGCATGTCGTCGCGTGAGCTCGGCGAGTGGATGGCCTTCACGCGGTACTACCAGGCGATCCCTGACAGTTGGGCCGAGACGGGCCTGACCGTCTCGGCGATCCTGGCTCCGTACAGCGAGAAGGGCAAGGCACCGCGGGCGAGCGACTTCAATCCGATCGAAGAGCCGCCGCAGCACGAGGTGCAGGCCCGCGACGTGATTATGGATCTGAAAAAGCAACTTGGGTTCGACTGATGGCGAACGTGCTCTCACTGGCGATGAAGATCTCTGCGGACGCGACAGGCGTTCGGCAGAGCCTTTCGCCCGTCGAGCGGGCGCTGCAGCAGTTGGACAAAGAGGCCGCCAGCGTCACGGCGGTGTTTCGGAAGTTTGGTAGCGAGTCGGCTGCGGCGGCGCAGCAACAGGAGAAGTTCGAGGTTCGCCTGCGGGCGTTGACCGAGAGCCTCAAGGCCGGGCTGACGAGTCCGCAAGACTACGCCCGGTCGCTCGAGCAGTTGCAGGCAGCGGCGAACGATGCTGCCGACGATCTCTCGCGTGCGGCTCAGATTGTCGAAGCCAACCTGACGAAAGAGCAGCGGGCAACCAAGGCATACGAGCAGTCGATCGCCGAGTTGAACCGGCTCCGCGATGCCGGGCTCTTGGACGAGGAGCAATACGGCCTCGCCGTGCAGCGGTCGGCTGAATCGTTCGCCAAGGCAACCGTCGAGGCGAACAAGTACGCGGCGGCGTCGAACGCGGCCGGCGACGGCGGTGCCCTCAAATTCAACGAACTGAGCGGCGTGCTGTCGGCCCTGCCGGGGCCGATTGGCAACGTCGCTGGCAGGCTCTCGGGGCTGGCGTCGGCCGGCGAGGGGCTGTCTCGCGTGTTCGGTGCCGGGCTGTCGCAGGGGCTGACGAGCATCGGGGCGTCGGTGGCGGGGCTTGTGAATCCGTTCACGGCCGCGGTCGCTGGCGTGGCGGCGTTTGGTGCGGCGGCGACGGCTGTCGTGCAGGGGCTCACGCAACTCACTGGCAGGGTGGAAGAACTCTCGTTCGCGGCCCGGCAGGCGGGCGTGGACTTCCAGACGATTCAGGTGCTGGAAGAGGCCGCAACGCGGGCAGGCGTCAGCGTCGAGGCTCTGGCAACAGGGGTGCAGCGATTCGGGGCACGTCTGTCCGAAGCGGCTCAGGGTAGCGGCGAGACGTTCAACGCTTTGCAGCAACTCGGCTTTTCGCTTGAAGAAATTCAGCAAGGGCAGAACGACCCGACTGAGTTTGCCTCTCGCGTAGCGGAAGCCCTGGAGCAGATCCCCGAGCCTGCGCGACAGGCTCAGTTGCAGATCGACATTCTCGGGCGTGGCGGCGAGAGTCTCGTGCGCGCTTTCGGCGAGATTGAAGGGTCGACGCAAGCCATCCGCCGCTTTGGCGGCGCGATCAGCCAACTGGACGCCACTCGCCTGCTGTCGCTTGACGGTGCGTTCGAGGACGTGCAGCGCAGCATCCTCGGGTTCGGTCGGGAGTTGCTGACTCCATTCATCGGCGTAGCGCAGTCGATCGCGGAAGCGCTGGCCCCATCCATCGCTTCGTTTGGTCGGGTGCTCGGCAATATCCTGGACATCCTCTCGCCGTTTACCAGCATCCTGGGCGTTCTTGTAAACACGATCGGGCAGGTGGCGAGCGTAGTGCTGAATCTTATTGCGACAGCGCTAGAGCCGTTTGCCGTCGCCGCGCGTGGAGTCAGCCAAGCAATTGACTTCGTGAGTCAGTCAATCACCAAAGCATTCGGGCCAATCAACGACATCATCGTCTCTATCAAGGGATTCTTCGCCGAGACTTTTCTTGGCGTTGAAGAAACTGCCACGCAGACCTCTGAAAAGGTAGGGCAGGCCGCTTCCGCTGCTGCCGAGACAACGGCAGAGCAAAAGAAAGCCTACGAAGACCTACAGCGAGCGGTTGCATCTAGCAATACCTCGCTTGACGACGCCATCGCCAAGGCCGGCGAGTTCGGACAGGCAGGCTTCGACGCGGCGTTTGAGTTTCAGCAGGCACTCGCCGACCTTCAAGAGCAAGCAGACGCCAAGGAACTGAACGCCGAGCAGTACGCTCGCGGCGTTGCGAACGCCACGGCCGAATACGACCGGCAGATCGAGTCGCTTCGCACGGTGCAGGAAGAGACTCGCAAGGCCGCCGAAGAGGCCGAACGCAGGGTCGAGGCAGACCGCCAGGTGGCGGATCAACTGCTAGAGCAGGCCCGCATCCAGCGTGAGTTCGGCGGCGACACGCAGCGAGCGCAGGCGGCCGAGCAAGTGCTGGCCGTCGAGCGCGAGATCGCCCGCGTCCGCGAAGAGGTTGCCGCCGCCCGAGACAACGGCGACGCCGAGGCGGTCGCCAATGGCGAAGAGCGGATTCGCCAACTCGGAGTGGTCCGAGACGAGCAGCAAGCCATCGCCGATGGTTCTGCCGCAGCGGCGGAGGCCGAGCGGCAACGCCTGGACGACCAGCGGGCTCGCGTCGATGAGCTCCTCGCCGCCGGCCAGGAGCAGTCAGAGATCGAGCGGCAGATCATCGACGTGCAGGAGCAGCAGGCGCAGGCGACCGCCGACCTTATT